TCACCTGTTACAGATGATTTCTTACCAGACTTTGTTCTCCACTTTTGTTTACTCCAGTTTTTTAAACTTTGTTGTGACTTAGCTAATGTCATATTATGCCTTATGTTTCTTTTGTATTTCAAACTTAGCTGTTAAACTTGCATTTTTATGTGGTACAAATTTACCAGTATGTTTCATTAATTTATAATTATTCTTTCCTTTTTTCATCCAATGAAAACCTTGTGGTGCTTTTACATTTTTATCTGTCATTACTTATAACCTCCTCCAGCTTTCTTATAAGCTTTAGCTAATGCTTGTGCTTTTCTTGCTGACCATTGACCAGCTTTAGTACCATGCGAAGCTTGTGCTTTTATTCTTTGAAATATTTTTTTTCTCATTGTAGGTTTTGTATAATTTCCTGCTTTGTTAACTGTACTCATATATCCTTTCTTATACTGTTGCTGTATAATTCATATGATTAACTGTATTTTTTAAATCTTCCCATGCTTTATCTCCAAACTTTTTTCTAAAAAAATCTGTTCCTTTTGAACCTTGAATATTAGTTGAAGATGTTAAAGCAGCATAGTTACCTTCATTACTTGTAGCTCCTTGAGTTGTTACTAAATCAAATTCAGGTATTTCAGGCATATCACTTTTCTTTAATAAAGTATCACCCATAGCAGTTATTAATTTTTTACTGGTTTTATTTTTAAGAATATTTTTAAATTTATTTGGTTCTAATGATTGTTTACCAAATGTTTTACTTCCATTAAAATTATAATTACCTGCTATTCTATCTCTAGCAGTACCTAAAGTATAATCACCAGTTTTAGATAAATCAGTAGTATAACCTATAATATCATCAGTAAAATCCATATACTGTGCTTGTGTACCACTATTATTTATTACATGATTATATATCTCACCTTTATTAGTAAGAGTTCCACTATCTGTTGCGAATTGTAAAACATCATCATAATATCTTTTAGTATTACCAGTTAAAGCATTAATTTTACTTTCATAAGTTTTATTGATTGCTTCAGTTATATAATTATCTGCTTGAGAACTTCCTGCTTTTGTAAAAAATCCTTCACTACTTCCTAAAGTTTGTTTAGTAATTTTAGATGGGTCAAGTAAATTTTTTTCTAAATATTTTTGTGCAGTACTTGCATCTATTGTCATTGGTGCTGTTCCTCCACCTGGTACTGCACCTTGATAAGTTATTTTTCCTTCTGTACCTGCTCTAAATTTAGGCATACCTTCTTTAATATTTTTAAATAATTCTTTAGCACCATTAGATACTCTTTTAAAAATATTATTTCCATTACCCATGTCACCAAACATTTTTTTTATACCATTTGAGATTCCTGATATTTTATCACTAAATCCAGTTTTAAATGAAGTCCAACCTGTTCTCATATTACCACCTATTGTTTTAACAGCTTCTAAAAAACCTCCAAATGCATTTCCTTTATTTGCTAAAGCTAATTTATTAAATCCTGCACCTAAACCTTGCATAGCATATGGCATAGCAAATGACATAGCAATCATACCTATTGGTCCTAATTTTTTATTTAGTTTAGCTACACCTTTCATTACAGATTTAGCAACTTTAGCTATACCTTTAGCAATACCTTTAGTTACTTTACTAATTGGTTTAGTAACTTTTTTAATTGTTTTCTTTACTCTTTTAAATACACTTCCCATTTATTTATCTTTTATCCTTTCCACAATTTGTATGCAAACTCACCTATAGTCTTTAAATTATTTACTTTAGCTGTATCAGAAACAGATTCATTTCCTAATGCAGCAATAGTTAAATTAGCTTTTCTATCTGCTTCATTATTTGCTGAATCATATTCCCACTTAGCAGCATCTCTCATTTCTTGCCATAAAAATGACAAACCTTGATTACT